TGGCGCGACGACCACAAGTACACCTCGCCGGAGCTGTTCTGGTCGGGCGAGACCGGTGTCTACGAAGGCGGGTTCGTGGTCGAGTCCGCCCGGATGAAGAAGGCGAACGACGGTGCCGCGGGCATCACCGTGTACCGGTCGCTGTTCTTCGGCAGCCAGGCGCTGGCCGAGGTCGTGTGGGAAGAGCCGCACACCGTCATCGGTGAGCAGATCGACAACCTCCGTCGGTTCCAGACCTACTCCTGGTACGGCGCCCTGAACTGGGCCCGGTACCGCGAGGAGAACCTGTTCCGCTACGAGTCGGCCGCGGCCACCAGCTGACCGAACCCGCCCCACGAGGACCCCTGGACCCACCCGGTCTGGGGGTCCTCCCCTTTCCCCGCAAAGGATTTTGAGTGAGCGCTATCGTCCCTTCGGACATCCTGTTCAAGTACGCCGTGACGAGCGGGTCGGCAGGGAACACCCTGGCCGGCGCGGCGAGCAGCTCGCTCGGGAAGTACATCTCCACAACCGCGTTCCCCGACGCCACGCTGAATGGCCTGTTCGACGACGTCAGCGGCGCCGAGAACGCCGCCTCCACCGTCGACTACCGGTGCGTGTTCGTCCACAACTCGAACGCGAGCAACGCTCTCGAGAACGCCGTCATCTATCTGTCCGCTGAGGTCGCGGGCGGCGCCAGCATCGCGATCGGCGCCGACACCACGGCTGCGTCCGCGATCGGGTCCGCGTCCGCGCAGGCGCTCCAGATCGCCAACGAGACCACGGCCCCCGCCGGGGTCAGCTTCAGCTCGCCGACAAGCTCAGGCACCGGCGTCTCGCTGGGCAGCATCCCCGCCGGCCAGTGCAAGGCGTTCTGGGTCCGCCGGACCGCAGCGAACACGTCCGCACTCTCGAACGACGGCGTAACCCTGACGGTCGCGGGCGACACGGGTTCGCTTTAACAGAAGGAGTTCTAGATGGCACAGGCTGCCGGGTACTCCTTCAACTCGAGCACCGTCTCCGGGTCCACCGTTCGTGACCTCGCCGGGTACTTCCTGCACGGCACGATCACCGGCTCCGCCGCGATCACCACCGGGAAGTACGGCAACGGCCTGAACTGCACCGGTGGCGCGATGCAGGTCGCGAACATCAACCAGTTCACCTACCCCGTGAACACCAGTGGCGGCCTTTCGATCGCCGCCTGGGTGAAGCTGAACACCACCACCGCAGCGCCGCGGTGCATCTCGTCCGCGAAGTCGACGGGCCTCGACTGGGCCCTGTACGCAAGCAACGCCAGCGGGAACGTCGAGGCCGTCCTGAAGGGCGTCACGTACTCGACGACCACGAGCATCCGCGACGGCGCCTTCCACCACGTCTTCCTCGTGGTGGACCACACCTCCGGGACCCACACGGTCAAGATCTACGTCGACGGCGTCCAGGTCCTGTCGAGCACGCTGACCGCGGACGTCACGTACACCGCCGCCGTGACCACCGAGGTGGGACGGAACGTCTCCACCGGCCTCGAGGCCCTCGACGGAATCGTCGACGACTACCGATGGTGGAACGACCCGGTTGAGGCCGGGTACGTCTCGACGGTGACGGCGGCCGAACAGGTCGACTTCCAGGTCGCCATCTACGGGATGGACGACGACACCTCGGACGACCTGTCCATCTACAACCGGGACCTCACCGTCTCGGGGACGGCGTCCTTCGGCGCCGGCCTGTACGGCCGGGCGATCTCATCGTCAGCCACGGAGGCCGCAGCCTCCGGGGTCGTCAGCTTCGGAGACCTTGACCGTCTCGCGATCACCGGCTGGGTCCGGCTGGACTCGGCCCCGGTCGCGCCGGTGCCGATCCTCGCGATCAACAGCGGCAGCGGAGCCAGCAAGCTCCGGGTCGTGGTGAACGTCGACCGGACGATCACCCAGACCTGGGCGACCATCTACGGCAGCTTCTCGGTGACCTCCCCGACGGCACTCACCGTCGGGCAGTGGAGCCGGTTCCACTTCGGAATGAACCCGACGTACGTCAACGTCCGGCTCGACACGAACTCCCAAACGACGACGCTCACCGGGAACGGGATCCCGCACCTCACTCCGACGGTGCTGGACCTGAACACCTTGTACATCGGCGGCGACCAGGCCGCCGGTGGCCGGGTGTCGTTCGACTACCTGAACTTCACCCGGAACTTCATCGACGCGCCAGCCAGTCTCTACTGGATCGGCCCGGTGAGCACGCAGGTCTCGAAGCCTGCGAACATCGCTCGCGGGGTGTACGAGTTCAACGAGAACTCGGGAACGACCGCCCTCGACAAGTCCCCGTACGGGAACACGCTGACGCTGCAGACTGGCGCTGGCTGGGTTACCGGCGTCCAGGGCTCCGCCCTCGGTGAGGGCACGGCTGCGGGCCCCGCGGCCCTGAACAACGCGGTCGCCTGGTCGGCGACCCCGCAGGGCTGGGCGTACTCCGCCTGGGTGAAGTGCCGCACCTCGAGCGCGGGCGCCCGGTTCCTCGTGATGCGCAACGGGACGAGCGAAGTCGCCCACACCGGCTACCTCAACAACCGGCTTTGGGTCCGGCTGTACGGCAGCGGTGGAGGGAACACCGGGATCATCAACCCGACGACCGCGCCGATCACCGCAGAGACCTGGACGCACGTAGCAGCCAGCTGCAACGGCTCGACGGTCCAGGTGTTCCTCAATGGCCAGCGGGTCGCCTCCGCGGACTACACCGTCGGAACCCTGCTGGTACCGACGATCCTCCGGGTCGGCGGTGACGACAGCGGTGAAGGTGTCGCGGACGTCGACAGCCTGACGCTGTTCGACACCCCGTTGTCGGACTCCTCGGTCGCCTGGCTCTACCAGAACCCCGGGATGTTCGCCGCCGGCACGCCGGTCGAGAACACCAGGTCGACCACCTGGAACACGAAGGCTCAGGTCTCGAACGCCCGGGTGACCACCTGGGACACCCGAACCGTGGCGACCGCCACCCGGTCGACGACGTGGAACACGTTCGCCGCGCTGGTACCCGTGAGCACCTCCAGGTCCACGACCTGGAACGTCGCCTCCAGCAAGACGCCGGTGGCCGCGGCCCGGCTCACGACGTGGAACCTCCGCCAGATCGTCTCGGCCCTCAGGGCCACGACCTGGCGCGTCGAGAGCGACACCTCGGGGTCGGGGTTCACCGTGAGGTTCCCGACCTACCGCGTCCCACTGGGAACGAAGCCACCACTGGACCGCCAGTGGATGGACATGCCGAAGGCGCTCGTCAAGTACAACGGCGAGTGGCTCGAGGTCGCAGTGCCCTACAACGAACTGCTTCGGAACGCCGAGAAGTTCTATCTCGGCGGCTACCACTACGAGCTCACCAGCGAGGAAGTCGCTGATCTTCCTCCCCAGTACGTGGAGGAGATCTCAGCATGAACCTTGATGACGCCAAGTCTGTTGGTGAACTCGTCGTGTTCATCGGCCTGGGCGGCTACACCGCCTGGAAGGCGCGGAAGGCGGAGAAGCAGACCGTCGCCACGGGCAACGGGTTCGCCCGGTTCGTCAAGGAATCTCTGGTGCGCCTCGAGATGGGCCAGAAGCGCAACGACGAGGCGAACGTCCGGATCGAGAAGAAGATCGACGACCACGTCGCGTCCCATGCGGACGCCGACGTGCACGGCCGACGATGGAGGACACTGCGCGATGTCAACGAACTGTAGTAGCTCCTGCCGGACGCAGGACCACGCCACGTTCGGCGAGTGCCTCCGGGCGAAGAACATCCGGCTGTCGCACGACGGCAAGCTCGAGAACGCTGACGCCCAGCGGGCGTGGGACAAGGAGCTCGACTCCTACCGGTCGGCGGTCGCGCAGGGCATCGAGCCCGAGAGCACCCGGACCCGCGACATCAAGGCCGCAGTCCGGTGGTCGGAGAAGAACGGCGTCGCGTACTCCGAGGAGACGAAGACCGCAGTGGACTGGAACCGCGCCCTCGAGAAGGCCGCCTGATGGCCGCCGGTGACGGGCGCGGGCTCGTCTACCACATGAACCGGAAGGCCGGGACGCTCAGCGCCGCGGACCTCCCGACGCTCGAGGCTGACGGCGCGGCGAACGTCTGGGCTGGCACCACGGGGCTCCCGTTGGTGCACGCCCTGAATGTGATCGCCCTGAACACCCTTCCGAACTTCCTCGAGCTCGCCGGGGTGCTCAACCAGCTGGCCGGCACCACCGGCTTCGAGGTCGACGAAGCGGCAGCGAGGATCCCGTAGAGATGACCACAGTTTCTCAGCTGATCGAGCAGTGCAGCCAGACGCTGCACTCGTACACCGGGACCGTCGAGCAGGCGACCTACCTGACGGCGTCGGTGGACGCCGACGACACGATGATCACCGTGGCGCATCCGACCAGGATCCTGCAGGGCCTGATCGAGATCGACGACGAACTCCTTCTGGTGTCGGACCAGGGCACGACTGACGTGACCCTGTTTCCGTTCGGGCGCGGCGCCAACGGCACAACGGCCGCGGCGCACGCGCTCGGCACGAAGGTCACCACGGACCCGCTGGTTCCTCGCCAGAGGATGTTCGAGGAGATCATCTCGACCATCCGCCAGTGCTCTGACCTCTACCAGGTCAAGACGACGTCGCTGGAGAGCTCTCCGGTGGTGAACACCTACGGACTCCCGGCGGACTGCCGGCGGATCCTGAAGGTCCAGTGGAGCACGATCGGGCCGAGCCTCGAGTGGCCGGCCAACCGGACGTGGTCGTTCGACCCGAACGCGGACGTCGCGACCTTCCCCACGGGGAAGACGATCACGATCGACGGCTACATCGGCGTCCCGGGTCAAGGCATCCAGGTGACGTACGCCGCGGACCTCGGGGTCCCGGCGACTACCGCTGACGTCCTGGAGGACCTCGGCATCCCCGCCGAGATGCACGAGGTTCTCGTGCTCGGCGCCTGCTGGCGGGCCGTCCAGAAGATGGCCCCGGCCAAGCTGAACGCCCGCGCTGTCGAGGATCCGACCACCAATGGTGTGTCGCCGTCCTCCATCAAGGACGTCGCCCAGCAGTTCTTCAGCATCTTCATCCTGCGGCGCCAGGAGGAGAAGAAGCGCCTCGACCTCCAGTACCCGCCCAGACCACACCGAGTTAGGTAGGTAAGCCGTGGCTCGCAGGAACTACCGGAACGGCCAGGCGACCAGCCTGGCGTTCCCGGTGGGGGCTCTCGACACGCAGATCACGGTGAACTCTGCGACGAGCTTTCCCACTCAGTACCCGTACACCCTGATCATCGAGCCGGACGGCGCCCTCGAAGAGGTCGTCGACGTCACGAACGGTGCCGGCAACCAGCTGACCGTGACCCGAGGGGTCGACGGCACGACCGCGTCCGCCCACTCCGCCGGAGTGCAGGTCTACCACGGCGTCTCGGCCCGCGACCACGACGAGGCGAACGCGCATGTGAACGCGACCTCGAACGTCCACGGGCGCAGCGGTGACCTCCTGGACACCGCCAGCACCCAGTCGGTTCCGGGCACCAAGAACTTCACGGCGATCACCGTCGCCGGCTCAGCCCCCGTGCTTACCGCCGGGGACCAGACGATCGCCGGAGTGAAGACATTCTCGTCTGCGCCTGTCTTCAACAACGGCCAGTCCGTGGCCGGTGTGGAGAGCCACACCGGCACCGAGACTCACACTGGCGCCGTGACGTACTCTGGCACGGAGACGCATTCCGGGACGGAGACCCACTCGGGCACCGTCCAGTTCTCGAACGCAGTGATGCGCCCGTCTAGTGTCGTCTCCAGCGTCGACGACTCGACCTCGAGTTCGTCGTACGTGATGGCGAACGCCGAGCCTGCCGTGGGGGTGTTGTTCAATGCCCCACCCTCGGGCCAGATCTGGGTTCACCTCTCCTCGTACTTCGGGCAGGACATCGACAAGAAGGAAGCCATCGTCTCGTTTCGGATCGGCACGGGCACCACGATCGGTGGTGGCGTCGAAACGGTGGGACCGTCCGGCGACCGCTCACTGGTGTGCGGCATGGCGGTGAACGCTAGCGCACCCGCGCGGCTGTCGGCCGGGGATTGGTTCAAGGTCACCGGCCTGATCGCCGGCGGGCAGTACAACGCCGTGGTGATGTTCGCTACAACCAGCGGTGGCGTCTGCAACGTCTACCGCCGGACGCTCAACATCATCCCGATCTTCTAAGGAGCCGCAGATGGCCGACGTCGTCGAGCGGCTCCCGTATCCGATCAGCAAGCGGCTGGCCACGGCCTCTGAGGAGATCCTGGCCAAGAACGGCCGGGAGATCCACTACACCATCGGGGGTATCCCGTTCCGGTCCGCGGCAACCGCGGAGAACCCCGAACTCCGGGATACCGCGTCCGGGCAGAAAGACCAGCAGGACACCGAGCCCGAGGCCGGCGAGCAGACCCTCGCCGGGTGGTGGCTCCGGAGCCAGGCCAGCTGGCACGAGGGCGCCGGGTACACGTACGCCGAGTCCCGTGGTGAGGTCAAGGAGACCAACCACTTCAAGGACTCGCTGAACGTGGACGTCTGGACACAGGGGCAGATCACCCTGCTCCGGAAGGCCGTGAACGTCAGCTCGAGTTCGAACCAGGCGATCGCCCTGGTTCCGGACGCCGGGCTCGCGGTGATCGCCGGCCGGACCGGAGAGGTCCGCCGGTACACGAACCTGGACGTCGACGGCTCGAGCACAGCGCTCGTCACCGTCGGCGGCGTCGTGTTCACGCACGTCGTCGCCACGTCGACCAAGTGGTACGCCGCCACCGACAACGGGAAGGTGTACGCCGGACCGATCGACACCCTGACGGGGTCTCCGGAGATCTGGACCCTCACGGGTGCGGACACCAGCAAGCCCACCCGGATCGCCTGGGCGAAGCACCGGCTGTTCGCCGTGAACGGCAACCGCGTCTACCAGCTGGACACCGCCACCCCTGGGGCGACGGGGTCCGCGTACAACCACCCCAGCACAGCCTGGGTGTACACCGATATCGCCGACGTCCCCGGCGGAGTGCTGTTCTCCGGCTACGGTGACGGAGCCAGTCACCTCCAGCGGATCGAGCTGAACACCGACACCGCGGTGCCATCTCTATCTGGCGCCACGACGACTGCAATCCTGCCGTCGGACGAGCGGGCTCTCCGGATCAGCGCGCTGACCGGGTCGCTGGTCTGCATCCTC